GTGCTTCGCGTAGGCATTTTCGATGTCGTCAGGGCCACCAACTTTTCCAGTTGACTTTTTTGGTGTCGCTGCGACTTTCGCAGGAGCAACCTTTTTTGGCACCGCAGCTTTCTTAGGCACTACCGCTTTCTGTGGTGGTGCTTTTTTCGGGGCTGCTTTTACTGGCATGAATTTCGTGGGAGTGCTCTTCGTCCGCTTCAGGGAAACGCCCTTGGATGGCGCGCTGGCGGGTGCTGACGGTTTCTTGTATCCCACTGGACGCGCGGTGTCTATCTTCCTGCGCTTGTAGCCCCCAGGGCGCACGTAGGACACTTTCTTACCATCACCCGGGACACCGTTATCCCGCCACTCTCCGGACTTGTCACCCGCACCCTTGGGCCATCGTGGCTGACGGTCTGTGTGCAGGTTCAATTTTTCCAGCACCGAAAAATAGTCAGTCATCACGAACCAACCTTCGGGTCACTTTCGTCATACTTGACATCCCACCGGAATTCTTCAACCGGCCTGTGCATCCGGCAGTGCACACAGTACGTGGAACCGTAGAACTTGGGATCACGCGCGTACGTCTCCGCAATCTCCTGGCCCATTGTTGTCACTCCGCGACACGTCACATGCCAGTATTTTCGGCGCACAGGGCGCACAAACCCTTTGGCTCGCTCTTCCTCGGAGAGCACAAGATATGTGTCAGCCATTGGCATCGGTTTTTCGTCCGCACCATGTGTAAGTCGCGGGTCGTTCGGATCTGACGTGATGGGCATTATTTCACCTCAAAAAATAGGAAGCACCTGCACTGTGGATGGAATGGTGGATACTGGAAAACCCCATACTTCGTGTCGAAACTAGCTCCCACCGCTTCCTGGATTCCTTCTAGCGGTAGGCAGTACGGACATACCCTTCCGTCGCGACGTGTCGTTATCGACTTGGTGACTTCTCTCCCCGCTGCGTTCACATACCACAGTGCGTCCAACGCAGAATTTATCGCCCGGTTCGTTTCTGTGTTGGCTATCAGGTTCCCGCGTTGCTGCAACATTTTCTTGCGCAGTTTTTCCAGTTCGGTTTTGCTCATCCCGGAATTTGCTGCCCGTTGTAACCGGGTCGCTGAGAATCTGTCCAGTCCCGTAGTGTTCACAAGCTTGTTTTCTCCCGCTTCATTACGGGCAGCTTGCTTGGATTCCTTGTCATCCAGAAGTGACTTGTACTGGCTCACCAAATTTTCTACCAACAGCATGTACGTCGGATCTGACGTGTCAAAAATCAGACCACTCTGGCTAGCGCTCGTATCCGCAGACTGCCCTACTATCTGTGCGATCGATCGGGTCAGTTCTTCTGTGTCGATTTTTCCACTACGGGTAGCTCGAAGAAAAGCCAACCGCATTTTGGGTTGCATCTTGTCCGTCAACCCGCTCAGTCTCATCCACTCAGAAGTAGGAGTGGAGAAAATTGTGGAGGTCATGACTTGGCAGCTTTTCTAACAACCCGCACTTTGCGACGCTTGAGAACATTTCCCGCAGCAGAAACCGCAGCTGTGTTTCTCCGCTGTTGCGGTGGCAGCTTGGATTTCACCGGTCCCGTGATTTTTGTAGGCGCTCCCGGTTTCGTGTCGGGCTGCTTCCCAAACGGTCGCGGTGCACCTCCTCCCGGTTGCGCTTGCGGGTTCTGAGCCATCTTCTGCTGCGCTTTCTGCGTCAGTAGCTGAGTAGCTAGCTGCTGGCTCCGCAACTCGTCTTCGTGCCCCACAGCGTCACTACTGCGCTCTCTCACGGGGAGCTGTGCTTCCTGCCGGATGTGGTTTTCCAGATCCGTATCCGGGAAGAGCTGAGCACCCGCACCCGCAAGTGCAGCAACGAGAGTTGCCAGGTCCGTAAGCGATGGCTTCTGCACCTCGTCATGCACGAACCTTGGGAACTTGTCTGTGATCCCGTTCAGCTTGAAAAGTCGCGGGATGGCGTAGTTGTTCAGCACATCCCGAATCTCATCCAACCGAGCGGAAAGTGAAGATTGGAAAAGCCCTGTCTTGCTGGTAGCAATAGCGAAGGAACCGGAGCTGTCGTTCCCCAGCAAAATAAAATCTGCCAGCACTGTCATGGCGATACGTTGTTCATACCGCGTAATTGTCTGGTCAGTAGAAAACTGTCGTGTACCACCGGATGACATCAGCTTGAACTCGTACATCTTGTTTCCATTGGCATCGTATTCCTGTGGCCACACGACACCTTCAAGCTGATCGCGACGAACGTTTTTCACCAGCTCAAAAATACTTTGCACCATGGACTTGTCCGCAGCAGTAGCCCTTTCGCCCATCATTGCTGCCGGAACTTCTGCGAAGGGAAGCCCAGCAAGGTCACGCTCGATACCGATTCCCTCGATTTCTTCAACCCGCTTTTTGAAGTACCAAGGACGATAGGCGTTTCGAAGAACACTGTTATGCGTAGCAACAAAAGACTCTCCAGCTAAGAACATATGGCTAGGCGAGTCAACTTCGATGCACTTGGTGTCCTGGTTCTCCAGCTTTTCTACCGCCACGATGTAATGATTTGTGCGCGCTCGTATCGTCCCACACCTAGAAATTTTTCTTGACAACCTGAAAGGTACAAAAGTATCAGGAGTAAATTTCACACAGTAAGCATCTTGCTGCCTGCTATTTCCAGCTCGCTTTCTCAGAGAAATTTTTGCCGAGACCCCAAGAGAGCGAACCAACTCTGCCACACCTTCCACAAGTTTCATATTCACATTGACAAATTCGCACCTACCATCGTTGTCAACGGTTCCATCAGAATCCATCAATCCAGACAGCAATGCTATTCTCTGGTCAACAGAACCATGCAAATATTCTTGAGGTATGTGCTTGTTAAGTTTCAGATCTAGTGCACGCAAGCACAACCTAGCATCCCCATACACACGGATGAGTCGACCATTTTCACTCTGGCCGTTAACCTCAACTTTTGTCACATAACCAGCTTCTTCGATTAGCTGAACTGTTTCTTCCACATCATCTACGTGACAAGAAATATCAGCAGTCCGAGAAGTTCCGTCGCCGAGCCACAACCCAAGATACCAAGGGTTGAGCAACAAATTCTGTTTTGCGTACTCCACTGGATCAGACCACGGGATGCTGTAATTAGAGTACCCAGAACCTGTTTTTATTTTTTTAGATATCTGCTGTGTAGTGCGAATACTACCTTTGCTCTTGTGGTTTCTCTCATACTGGTTTTGCACTACCCACTGGTGGTTGGCATCAGCATCGATAAAAGCTCCATCAGAAAAATGCACTCTGTACACCGGTCGATTTTTCCACGTCTTGGTATCTACCACATGACGCACTTTTCCAGCCTCATCGAAAACTCTGTCACCCTTCCTCAAATCACCCATCGTTTTCCAACCGTCGATGGTTGGGATAGACGTACCCAGAGTAAGAGCTTTCCCTTCTGGGCTGTTCTTGCTTGAGATAGTCCGGAACAGCAAAGATTTTCTGATCGGTATCAGCTTGATTTCGTAGTCGTTCGGAATCTGCTGCCACATACCAATGGTGTCGCCATCCTCGTCAATTTCCCACCGGTCCAGTGAGTCCTGAGAACGAGGATCAAAATTCCTCCACCCGATTTTTCCGTCGTTGAATTTCGACGCGCTGTTTCCGAACTTGTCTTCCCCGTCCTCACGTCGTTTGTACATGATCTCGAACCATGACCACCCATAGATCAGGTTCGTGTTTATCTCAGAAATAAAGTTTGGCCATGTCTGCGACATGTCATCTTTGCACTCGTCAAGAAATTCCTTGTTGGCCAGCGCTTCCGGCGAATCGTCCGCTGGCTCAGTCCACCACTTGACTCTGCGCAACCCCATGTCGATAGCGTAAAAAGACGCACCGACAATGGGATCATTGGCGGACATCTCTTTGTATGCTTGGACAGCCCTACGTCCCATGAGCTGAGGAAGAAATTCCTCAAAGAGCACACCAGCAAACTGTCGCAACCCAGTATTGCCGATTCGGCCCAACGGAGCAGTTTTCTTCTCCGGTGAACTCGTGATTGCTCCCGCACTGGAAGCTGTAGTTTTTTTGGCCCTAGGTGGCATCGGTTCCTCAGATCTTCCATTGAGATGTCACAGGCTGCCCAGACATAGACCAGGGTGATGTTTCCTGTGCACGTGGCAAGGTTATGGGGTTGGCTGCATGATGTTGGTTTTTGTTCCGCATGTGCCATGACAACGCGGTTGCCGAGATAGTATCCGGAAGATGTGCGGAAGATGACCCGTTGTACAAGTCATCCGGAGTGGCGAACTTAAATTCCTCGTACATGGTTTTTATCCGGGGAGCTATGAACAGATTTTTCTCTACCGCGTTCACTGCTTCCGTGATGATGTCTTGCCTGAACCGCCCCGCCATCGTAAAACCCATGACGTTCTTAGGCTGCATACCTGGCGGGTACTTGATGTAATCTTCCACCACAGCACCAATGCCCGTAGCATCATGCGCTGCTTTTCCGCCATACATCCGCAGACGCTCGTTAAACCTGCCTACCATCACTGGCCACTTGCGACGATTCAAGCGCTCAAAGCAAACTAGGCGCCACGGAAGTGTTGTCGCATCCCATGTGATGATAATCGTAAAGTCCTGAGATTTTGCCCAGTCCGCGCCCGTGATGTAGTCGCGGTTCGGCTGGGGTTTTTCAATGGTGATCCGTCTTCCTTCTTTTCCTTCGCTGTAGCCGTAACGTGTGTCGAACATCCTGTCGACAGAATCACCATCGATCGCGCGACCCTCGAAAGAGGGTTCCTGTAGCTCGTATTCCGCATTCCACATGGAAGTAGGAACTTCATCACGCTTGCGGTCAACTTCTGGAATTGTCAGCCAGCCATCAGCCAGATTCGCAGTTTCTCGCCAACACCAGCGGTAAACTGGCCACCCCTTGTCCTTAGCCCTCTTGAGGAGCTCTGTAACGGTCCCATCGGGGTACTGGTGAGTGGAGGACATCACTGTATTGGTTTGGATGCCACGCTTGCTCATAGGCTGGCCCTGGGCAGCGGTGAGGACACCCAGGTCCATCTCGTCAGCCTCGTCCAGTCGCATCCTCTGCGGGTGCGGACCCCGGACAGATTTCGCGGACGCCATCAGGGTTCGTGCTTTTCCACCGTTTGTCAAAAACGTGTCGTACTTCGTCGGGTCCTTCGCCAACATTTTTACCGGGGCTGTTGGTGACATCCAAAGTTCTGACATGCTCTCGTGCACACGTTGTGACTGTTCCCCGGAACCACCAAGAATAGTGACGAACGCTCCAAGAGTTGCCATCTCTGTCATACCCAGTGTTGACAGTGTGAAAGTTTTTCCTCCGAAGCCTCGTGACCCAATCCAGAGAGCCACTGTGCTCCGAGCAAAATATGCATCCGCAAAAGCTGTGAAGGGGGCACAGTGATCAGGGCAAACTTTCACCCGTGGAATTTTGACGTTCCACAATGCAAGCACTGTCCACCACAGCTCATCGTCGTTGCGTGGTGGACGCGTCAAAACATGCGCTTTTTGAGTTGCCGTCAGCATTTTCGCTGCCCCCTTTCTGTCGTTTGGGTGAGGAGGGATCGCAGGTATGGCATAGAAAGACCGCCGCCATCCTTGCCCCGGGAGTGGAGGGTCTGACAACACGCACGAGGTTTAACGATCACCTCCTCACGTTTCATGTGACCCTCTCTAGCCAAGTATCGTTTTCTGATGTCAAGCCATACCATACCGCTTCTTCCGTATCTGGCTTGTACACCAAATTTTTGTACTGCGGAAAAACTGCGCAACCCTCGTAGTCCTCGTCAGACGGAAGCAGGCCATGATACCTCAGGTGTGTGTGCACAAATCCCCGGATCACTTCTCCAGCTACCAGAGATTTTTTCGCCCGCTCGTAGTCCTTCTGTGCGATCCCGTAATCTTCTTCTTCGTCGTCGGCTAGTACGTTGGGAACCAAGAAAATACGAGCCACAGAAAAACTTCCACCAAATTTTGAGCCAATCATAATTCCACATTGCTCACGAGAAGAGCCCCGAAAACTGCTCCTCAAAATTGCAAGCAGCATAACGGGGCTCCTCCCGTGTGGGATCAGGCTTCCAAGGTTACCTATCGGCGAGCAGCTGCCATCCTCGCGTTCAGGGCCTTGAGACGGTCCCGCAAGTCCTTGACCTGCTTGTTCGTCAGTTTCTTGTTGGCTGATGCGCTGTTCACAGAGCCAGCAAGAGCCTCCCTCTGCCGCTTACCCCGACCTGGCGTACTGGCCGCTCGCGCGGTGTCACGACGAAGACGACGAACGGTAGTGGGAGACGCTTTGCGACGACCAGAATTTCGGCCCTTGCCCCGCGCTTCCGCTACCCGTGAACCATTGCCAGATCCCCAGGAGACGAGTACGAGCCCATCATCCTTATCGGGTGCGGTGGGAGTCTGGAGACTCATACAGCACCTCCTCTCGGTTACGGTGGCGTTTTTTCCTCAGGCCATCTGAGCGCACCGCACCAAGAATTTTGGTCTCTTATGAGGCTGCTGTCAAGTGCGACACTCTCAGGTCGCTTTTTTCTTCACCCGCAACGTGTGGTGATTCGCAGAGTTGATTGTGTTCTCCCCTTGCAAATATTCTCGTCTGCGTGCAGTCCGGTTTTTGATCCGGACAACACCCACGGAGGAAGGGAGAGACGCGCGGTCCAGAACATCGTCCGCGTCATTGTGGCCATACACGATCAGGTGCTTGAACCCTATTCGCTTGTATGATTCGTCCAACATCCTTGCAGAGAAACGAACCTTGTCCTTATCCCCGCGAATGTTCTGAAGCTGCAACCCACACGTGCCAGCTCCCTTCGGAATCCCTTGCAGGGAAATATCAAGAACCTCATCATCTCCGCCAAACATCAGATCCGGGATGACTGTGATGCCTGCTTCCTGAAAATACCTGCCGATGTAGAAACTCCGATACAGGGACCAAATCCAGGTAGCCACTGGCCACCCGGGGTTCACTGAGTAGTTTGGCATCATCGATACCGAAATACCCAGGTTCAAGATTTTCTTGGTGTTCTTCGCCGGATCGTAGAACACAGGGTCAAAGTGAAAGTCCTCAGTGTAAAAACAGGGGATCACCTGAGACCAATTAACTTTCATCATCCCGCTGTGCCACAACCCCAGCCACCACATATCGGGGTTGGCTTCCTGTCTCGGCAAGTCCAGCTCATGCCCTGCCCAGATATCCAGCTTCTTCGGTGGCTCTGCAAGAATCATGTCGTCCATCAGTTCCGGTATCTCATAGTCGATACCAGAGCTGAAAATTACGTTGTTGTCCAGACTTGCCACCCCCGGCAGATCTTCCGGAGCGTCCTCGATTTTGTTGATGTCACCTACGCCTATCTGGATGGTTTTCACCAAGTCGTCT